AGATAATATGACTGCTGAGGAGATAAGAGGTTTAGTAGGTTTGAAGGGTACGCCTACAATAACTAGAACGGAGTCAAAGTTTAGCAATGACGAATTAGAATTAGCATTTAGTAAAATAGGTTATACAGATGACCAAATAGAAGTTATAGAAGTATTTGACATTGATTATAACCCTTTCGACTTTGCGGATATGTCGCCAATAGACAGCCAAGTTATAGACATTATTAAGGCAAACCCTAAAGTAACAGTAGAGGAGATAAGCGACCAAGTAGGAGAAACACCTAGCGAAGTTCAAAAGAGAATAGATAGATTGGTTAAGAATGGATTGTTAGACCTACAGAAAACTAAAATAAAAGTTACAGAGGAAGGGGAGCAGGAAGTTTCAGAACTTATAACAGTTTACAAATACCAAAAGAGAGCCGACATAAGCGGTAACGAAATAATTGCAGGGACTAGAGATTACTGTAGAAATATGTTAGATAGGGATAAGAGCTACACTAGACAAGAGCTTTTAGGAATGGTTAATAGTTTCGGACAAAGTACATTTACACATCGTGGGGGATGGTGGAATAGGAACGGAAACAGAGTACCCTACTGTAGGCACGTATGGAGCGCTAGAACTGTAAAAGTAAAGAAAGATGCTTAGTAGTTACCAAAGGTTAAAATTTAAAAAGGAAGCAGCAGTAAAAGTAGCTGAGGAACTTAAAGAAGATATTGAATTTATTATAATGCGACCACACAGCAAAAGAGCAAAGAACATTAGAAGGGAAGTAAAAGAAAAACACAATGGCTAGAACACTATTAATAGATATGGACTACATAAAGGATAACAGTATCCTAGACGACAATGTAGACGAGCGCCTTATGGTAGATGCTTTGTGGACTGTTCAAAGGGAGTACATTAAACCTCTTTTAGGTACTGACTTATTTGACGATATTATAGACAAAGCAGCAGCAGGAACACTCGCAGGAAACGACTTAATATTAGTTAATACTTACATAGCACCTTGCTTATTAAAATACCTAGTATTTGAGATGACACCAATACTAGCATACAAGTACAGAAACAAAGGAGTAGTACAGCAGACCTCAGAGAATAGCCAAGCTACATCCTTTGATGACCTTAACCATTTACTTAATAGATGGAGAGATAAAGCCGAAATGTTTGCAAATGATATAATTAACTACCTATGTGCTAATTCTACATTGTTTCCTTTATATACAAGCAACTCAGATGGAGACGATATTATACCTAGCAACTCTGCTTTTACTGGTGGGCTTTATTTAGGAGGTGGAAAGTCTAGAGGAGGCTTTGACTACCTTAGAGATTGCTGCGATTAAAATATATGGGAAAGAATAAAGTAAAAAAATTTAGTATAGTAGACAGAAAGCTAAGAAAGTTTAGAAATGAAAATAACCTACAACCAAATAATAAAAGAGTTTCAAGACTTTGCAATAGCTCACAGACAGATAAACGAGTTTAAGACAGGAGACCTTTGGGAGGTTGTGCAAAAAGAGACTTTAGCAGAATTAAATTATCCAATGTTGTTTGTTCAGGATAGCCCTGCGAGTATTGGGGATGGCTATATAACTAACGGTTTTAACATTCTTGTAATGGACAAAGCAAACGAGGGAACGGTTGAAACAGAAGTTAAAAGCGATACTCTACTTATCTTATTAGATACTATTGCATACTTTGAAAAGCTATATACAGATAACTGGAAATTTGTAAGCATAGAAAAGACAGGATCTATATCTAGCTTTACCGAAAGATTTGACGACACATTAACAGGTTGGACTATGTCAATGAGTCTTAAACAGCCTTTAAATTATGACGAATGCCAAATACCAAAAATATAATAAATAAATAAAATGACAAACTCAGGAGAATTAATAGCAATTAACGGAGTCGTTATAATAAACGACACTACAAAGAAAGTATTAAACGCTGACTCTTACTACGTAGCAGAAGATACTGTAATAGCACGAATAGAAATTAATGGAGACGACACGACAGACGTTAAAGCTAATTATATTTCTACACCTGCAACAGCAGTAAAAGGAGGAGTACTAATAACTCCACAAAAAGGAGATTATTTTAGTGCTATAACTTTAACTAGTGGGAGCGTTGTAGCTATTTTAAAATAGAGACTATGTATGGATATGGTTATAGATATGTTAGTGGCTTAGTAGTAGGTGCTGGGGGTTCTCCCTTCTCTAATACTAAGAGCCTAGAATTTGACGGTGTAGACGATTATGTAGGATTAGGAAATGACAGTAGTTTAGATATTTTTGGCTCTGACTTTACTATTTCATTGTGGGCAAAATGGGGTACGCAAACAAGCAACTCAAATGGATTAATAAATTTTGCAACTAATACAAACAAAGCAGTTATTACTTTAGGCTTTAGCACTCATTACGGAAAGATAAGTTTTGGCACAGGCGCCTCATCAACAGTAGGTATATTGTATAATTGCGGAAGCGGTTACGACGATAATAACTGGCACCATATAATGTGTACATTGCAAGGTAGTACGAGGACAGTATATGTTGACGGAGTTGATATCTCATCTACGGGTAGCGGTTCGAGCATTGGAGTAGGCTCAAACAATGACATAGGTAATAGAGCAAGGAGTAGATACTTTGTAGGTAATATTGACGAGGTAAGTATTTTTGACTCAGTTATACCTATTGGAGATGTTTGGAACGGTAGCGGAGAACCAACAGACCTAACAAGTCTATCGCCTTTAGGATGGTGGAGAAACGGAGATGGTGATACTTACCCAACTCTAACAGATAATGGAAGCGGAGGTAACGATGGAACTATGACTAATATGGATGCTGAAGATATTGTAACAGATACACCTTAAAAGATGGATAGACTAATAAGAACATACGCAACTATTAATATAAAAGATTTAGAGTTAATAGACTTTTCGCAAATAGGAGAAACATCTAGTAAGACTATAAGGAGGTCAGTAGATGAAACTCAATTTGTTATAAAGTGGAAAGAAGGAACAGAGCCTACTTTTATAGAGAACGGTAAAATAATTCCAGTAGGAATATACACCCATAGCGAGGTACTAGAGTTAATGGGTGCCCCTTTTTGGAGTGAGCCAGAAGAAATAGCAGAAATAGGAACAAAGAGAAAAATTTAAAATAAAATATAGATGGTGGCGATGGATACAATTTTTACATTAAAAGATGTTATCTACATAGTAGTAGGGGTTGCTTCGGCGCTTGGATTTTACTGGAAAATGGTAATGTCAGACAAAAGCCAAGAGGAAAAAATTAAACAGATGAAAATAGACCAAGACAAAAACGAATCAGTAATGTTTAAAAAGTTTTCAAGCATTCACGCAAGGTTTGAAAAGACAGAAGAAAACAATAAGTCAGAACTCGACACTATTAATAAAGAACTTGCGGAAGTGAAAATAGGTATTTCATCAATCAATGGTAAACTAGATATTTTAATAAGTAACAATGTATAGATTTAGCTCCATAAGTTTAAGCAGATTAGAATACGTAGAGCCTATTCTTATTAAAATACTAGAGGAAGGGATAAAGCACTCTCCTTATGATTTTGGTATCCCACGAGATGGAGGTTTTAGAACCTTTCGCAGACAGGAGGAACTTTACGCTAGAGGTCGAACAACTGAGCAATTAATCGAAAAAGGTATAACAGGTCTAGAGGGTAGACCCGACAAAAGTCGTATTACTTGGACACTTAAAAGTTACCACATGACTGGCAAAGCATTCGACATTTACGCTTATGTAGATAAAAAAGCAAGTTGGAATATGAAGTACCTAGAACCTATTGCACGACATTTAATAAAGGTAGCTGCTGACTATGGAATAGTTCTGCATTGGGGTTATGATCTTTGGGGTAAAGATGGTGCACATTTTCAAATAAATTAAAAAAAAACAAAATGAAACGATTATTTAAAGATGGAATAGTAACAACTTTAATGGGGTTAACTATTTTAAGTATAGCTATATGTTTATACATAAGTAAGAACCACACTGAAACAGAAGCAGGAGCAGTAGCAGCTTTAGGATTATTGTTATTAAGAAGTAAGGACTCTTTAATAGGCTTAAATCGCAAATGAGAATACTAATACTTTGTATATTCTTAATCTCCTGCAATCCACAAAACAGACTTAACCGTAAAGTAAAGAGAGCAGAGAATTACGCCTATAAACATGGGCTAGTAATTAAAGACACTATAAAGGTAGTTGATACTGTTATAGTGGATAATTATATACACGACACTACAGCGACTATAATAAAGCATGATAGCACTATAGTAGTGAATAATGAGAAAGTCTTTTTAAGGTACTTTTACGACACTCTAAGACAAGAGATTTACCACGAGGTAGAATGTAAAGGAGATACTATAATTCGCGAGGTATTAGTCCCAGTAGATAAGGTCAAAGTAATTGAAAAGGATAACAGGTATATGATAGTCTTAATTGTCTTGTTATCTGCTTTGTTCTTTGTAGTTCTTAGGCGAAATTATGTAGCTTAGTTTTTATTATATTTGCAACTATGGAAAACAGAAACGCCCGAAGATTACGACTTAAAAAAGATGAGTTTGACCTTATCCAAAACTATCGGAGGATAAAAGAGGAAAGCATATCAGCAGGGATTAATCCTGACGATGTAAAACATGGATGGTTTAAAACTGACAAGAGTAGTTTATTCTTTAAGAACCCAAATTTTAAGACAGAAGAAAAGAATAAGTTTGCAGAGGACTTAATAAAAGAGCTAGAGCAATACTCGCCTAAGTACCCTACTATAAAACGGAGCAAGTCAAAGGATGGGCATTTATTGGTAATAGATATAGCCGACCTACATATAAACAAGTACGCAGAAGCTCACTTAACAGGAGCAGACTATAATAGTAAGATAGCAGTAGAAAGAGCAATAGAGGGAACTAAAGGACTAATACAAAAGGCTAGCGGCTTTAATATTGAAAAGGTTGTTTTCGTAATTGGTAACGATGTACTAAATACCGATAACCTTAGTAAGTCAACTACTAAATTTACTCCACAAGACACAGATGTAAATTGGTTTAAGGCTTTTAACATTGCTAAAGACTGTTATATTAAATGTATAGAGTTATGTATAAAGGTTGCAGATGTAGACATTATACATTGCCCTAGTAACCACGATGAAATGAGTGGATGTCTTTTAGCTTCTGTACTGTCTGCATGGTTTAGAAAAAGTAAAAATATTACATTCGATATAAGCCCAAAGTATAGAAAGTACTACCAGTACTACAGTAATATGCTAGAGTTTGAACATGGGCACAAAGGTAAAATGTCAAACCTACCTTTACAAATGGCTAACGAACAACCTCAGATGTGGGCAGACACTAAGTTTAGATATGCTTATTTACATCATGTACACCATCAAGACAAAACACAGTTTAAAAGCGGTAAAGACTTTACAGGCTGTAATGTAACTTATTTGCGCTCGCCTAGTAGTGCTGACCTTTGGCACGCAGAAAGCGGTCTAATGAATTTGGTAGCTTGCGAGGGTTTTCTCCACTCTAAAGATATGGGTAGAGTTTCACATATAACACACTATTTTAAATGACAAGGATAGAGCTTTCTGACGAAGAAATAGAGTATAGTACTTACTTTCCTATTAGGGATGCTCACGACTTAATGTATAGCTTTGAGGAAATGGTTAGAATGTACACCAAAGCAGAAATAGAAGTGGATACTTACATCCTAGAAAGGGCAAAAGAAATACATATTAAAAAGAATAATTAAAATAAAAGGCTTATATTTGGGCTTTCATAGTTTAGGTTTAGTTTTGGAAAGAGAGTTAACATTTAGTTGTTAGCTCTTTTTTTTGTGCCTATTTTAAAATAATTGCTTCAAAATTTTTTTATTCCAAAAGTTATATATAATATTGTTGAAAACTTTTAAACTATGAAACTATGAAAGAGCAATTATCAGAAGAGTATGTGAAGCACGTAAAGGAATTAGATGTAGCACAAAAGAAATTTGATGCTAAACCTTGCAAAAAAACCGCAACGATTTTAACTAGAATAAAAAATAAGAAATTTTGTAATTCTGAAAAATATACGAAGGAATATTTTGAATGGTTAATGGAGGATAATAAAAGAACACAAAGAAACTGGATGATTGAAATAGTTGAGACGGCAAATATGTGTAAGATTGAGGATGACTTTAAAAAAGGTATTATTAACAATGATATGAGAATGATATTACACGATAACAACGAACAGAAAGCAGAACAATTAAGAAACAAATAAAACTATGGAAACATCATTTAACAAGATTTGCAAAAGTATTGCAACGCTAAAAACAGAGTCTCAATGTGAATCTATTGAGGCAATGATTAAGACCTTCAAAGATAAGTACAAAAGAGAAGGACACGAGTATGCTTACATATTGGTAGGCGCTTTATTAATGGCTAAACAATTAAAATTTAACTAAATGAAAAGAAAACTAACACACTCACTACATGAGATGCAAAAAGTAAACAAAGACCTTTACGAAGTATTTACTACAGACTTTTGGGATAACGGTACTTACACTATTAAAGACATCTCACACCACGCGACAGAACGCGAAGCAATAGAACAGAAATTAATTAATAAACATAAAAACTTAAACAAATGAAAGAATTAATAAACATTCAAAGCGAATTAAAAGCACCTAAGAGCCAATATAATAACTTTGGGAAGTACAAGTATAGAAACTGCGAAGATGTCTTAGAGGCTCTTAAACCACTCTTAAAAAAGAATAAATGTACTTTGTACATATCCGACAATATACTAGAGGTCGGAGGATTGGTATTTGTAGAAGCAATAGCAACTATACAAAACGAGAAAGGACAAGATGTAGCAGTATCTGCTCAAGCAGGAATTAACCCAAATAAAAAGGGAATGGATATAGCGCAGTCTTTCGGTAGCTCCTCCAGTTATGCGAGAAAGTACGCTCTTAACGGATTATTCTTAATAGACGATACTAAGGATCCTGATACAGAAGCACCACAACCCAAGCAAAAAGAAAAGATAACAGATGGCAACCTTTCAGGAATGATGTTAAAAGCTAGTATAGGAGATTTAAGAACTATAATAAAAGATTTTGCCCTAACAAAAGAGCAAGTAGAAAAGGTAACAGAATTAGGTAAAAAATTAAAAACTAAATAAGATGAAAACTATTTTAAGAACTGAACTAAAAACAGCAGACGAAAGAATAATACTACTAGAAAGTACTATTGAAACTTATAAGCGTATTATAGCTGCTATGGATGAACGAATAGAACTAATGGAGAAAAGCCACGCTTTTGAATTAGAAAACTTTTATACTAAAAACACAGAACTATGAAAATTAGAAGCAGCGCACTAGGTAAAATTATGACAAACCCACGTAAAAAAACAGAGGTATTATCAGCAACTTGTAAAACTTATATTAAGGAACTTGTAAAAGAGGAGCTATTTAATTACAGAACTACAATAGATTCTAAGTATTTAACCAAAGGAATAGACTTAGAAGATACGAGTATAGACCTTTATAATGAAGTACACAATACTCTATATCTAAAGAATACAGAAAGGCTAGAGAATGAGTTTATAACTGGCGAATGCGATATTAACGCAGAGGATAAAATAATCGACATAAAAAGCTCTTGGTCTTTAGAGACATTTCCTGCATCTCCTGAGGATGTAAATAACAAAGATTATGAATGGCAACTTAGGGCATATATGTGGCTTTACGATAAGCCTAAAGCAGAACTTGCCTATTGTATGGTTAGTACTCCCGACTATCTTTTAAAAGACTGGGATAATTATAAGATTCACAAAGTAGATAAACATGACCCCTTTTTAAGAGTTACTACAATCTCATTTGAAAGGGATACAGAAAAGGAGCAACTAATAAAAGAGCGAGTAATAGAATGCGGTAAATTCTATATTGAGTACAGAGATTCGATTTTAAACAAGCAACTAATACTAAGCGAATGAAAGCAGAGGATAGATTTAAGCCTTACATTTACAAGGTTTATAATAGTAGTGGAAACCTTGAGGAGTATTCTAGGTATTACAAGACTAAAAAAGAAGCTGTAGACTGGTATAATAGTCAAGGCAAATGGCTAGAAAAAAACTTGAACAGAAAATTAATATTAATAGACACAGATATAAACTTATTTACTTTACTATGACAGAATTAGAATACTTTATAGCAGAAACGCTAGACGCAACTCCCTCGCCAGTAACAAAAGAAAACATACTAAAAGCTGTATGCTTAGAGTTCAAGGTTTCAGAGGAGGCTATAATGGGAAATTTTAGAGGACAGAACACAGTACTAGCTAGGCACTTTTATATGTTCTTTTTAAAGCACAAAGGAGTAATTAGAACGCTTACAGATATAGGTAGGGAAACTAACAAAGACCACGCTACCGCATTGTATGCAATAGCTAAATTAAAACATTGGGTAGAAAACTACCAAGACATAAGGCAGAGATATAATAATATAAACCAAAAATTAAAATAAAAATAGTATATTTGTAACCAATTTAAAAACAATAAATTATGGAATTAGAAGTAAAAGGAACTATTGAAACAATAGGCGAAACAGTAGAAGGAGTAAACAAGGCAGGAGACAACTGGCAAAAGTTAACTTACACACTAACCACAGACGAACAGTATAACAATCTTTACGCTTTTGAAGTATTCGGAAAGGATGCTAGTACAATGTTTAGAAAGTATAATACTGTAGGAGATAAGGTTACTGTAAAATTTAATGTAAATACAAATGAGTGGAAAGGCAAATACTACACGACTTTACAGTCTTGGAGATGCACAAAGGACGATTCTCAGACTACAGCGAAAGAAACTGTACAAGCTGAGACAGAGGATGATTTACCCTTTTAGGAAGGTAATACAATTATTTTTAAGCAACGGATATAAAATAAAATAGCTTATATTTGTACAAGTTAAATAAATAATTACAATAGGTATATAGTGGTTAAATGCAGAAGTAACTACTATTCATATAATACTAATATCTAAGGCTTATAGGGGAGTTGCTGCATCAACAAACCTATAGGTCTTTTTTTATGCAGAAAAAAATGAGTAACGGATGGATTAAAATACACAGACAGATTCTAGAATGGGAGTGGTACGACGAACCAAATACACTAAGGTTATTTCTACATTTGCTTTTAAAAGCTAACCATAAGACTAGAAGCTACAGAGGAGTGGAAATAAAAGAAGGTCAGGTAATGACTGGATACGATAAACTAGCAAAAGAGCTAAGTCTTAGCACACAAAAAATAAGGACAGCAATAAACAAGCTAAAATTAACAAACGAAATAACAAGCGTTTCAACCTCGCAAGGCACTATAATACAAATAGTTAAGTACAAAGAATACCAAGTAGTAACAAGCAAATTAACAGACGAGCAACAAACGGATAACAAACGAATAACAACTAACAAGAATGTAAAGAAAGAAAAGAAGTTAGTGTATCGCAGTTTTGACCATTTAAGTATAACTGTTGAAGATGTAAGAAAGTTAGATAAGGAATACAGTAAAAAACAAATAGACTATATTTTAGACAGTATAGAAAACTATGCAAAAAACAAATCTTATAAAAGTTTATATCTAACAGCTAAGAAATGGCTAGCTAAAGAATATCCTAAGCAAAAAGAAAAAATAGTTATTCACCCTAAAGACTATCTAGCATGATATTAGAAAACAACTCAGGTAAAAAGTATTTAGATTCTATTAGGGATGGAAGTTTTAAACTAGGTTTAGAAATTAGCTGTCCTTTAGATAACCATCTAAGATATAAGCAAGGAACTTTCAATGTTATGGCAGGACACGCTAACGTAGGTAAAACTAAATTTATTTTATACTACTACCTTTGTTTAGCTGTAAAGCATGGTAAAAAGTTTTTAATCTTTAGTGCTGAGAATAGCACAGGAGGAATAAAAAGGGATTTAATACAACTCCATGCAGGTAAACAACTTAAAGAACTTGACGAGCAGCAGTATGAATACCACTTTAACTGGATAGGCGAACACTTTAAATTTATAGACTTTGAACAATTCTACAGGATAAATAAAAGGTTTATGAACTTTAGAGATGTGTTTAAAGCAGCTTTAGAAGATTGCGAGTATTTTGATGCTTTGGTAATAGACCCTTACAATAGTTTAGCAACTTGCGAAGATATAAAAGGCAATAGCCACGAGCGAGATTATGCTGTAGCTAGTGAGTTTAGAATGTTTTGCAAACAAAATAACAAGTCTATTTATCTTTTGGCACATGGTAATACAGAAGCACTAAGAAAGACATTTACCAAAGGACACGACTTTTACGGACATCCTATACCGTTAATGGCTTCAGATATTGAGGGAGGAGGCAAGTGGGTAAACAGAGCAGATGACTTTATAGTAGTACATCGTTTGACTCAGCACGAAAGCGAGTGGATGAAAACAGAGGTACACGTTCGTAAAATAAAAGAAGTAGAAACTGGAGGAACGCCTACCTTTATGGAATCGCCCGTAATATTTCACATGGATAAAGGAGGATTAAGTTTTAATTGTTACATTAGACAAAAAGATTATAGTATATTGCCACCTAATGCAAAGAACCCTTTAAGTGATATGCCAGTAGTAGAGCCTAAACAAACAGAATTAAAACCAAACAAAGCATTTGATATAAACCACACCATAGAACCTAAGCCAACAAAAGACGAGGACTGGCTAAGTGGTTACATGGAAGAGGAAGAATTTAAGATATGACACTAGAACAACTAACTACAAAACTAGAATTAAACATCCTTATAGAAAGGGTACTAGAAAAGAACGGAGCATATAAACAGCCTCTAAGCAAAGAAGAAGCTCTAAAAGGTCTTACCCTATCGGAAGACGCTAAAAGTACCTTAAACACGCTTAAAAGTGCCCTAGAACAGATTAATAAGTTGTATGACTTGAGTATAATGTACAGTAAGGAATTAAAAAACAAAGATTCACAGATATATAAGTTGTCTGTAGAAAACAGTAAACTAAGGACTAGGGCAAACTTAGCAGACCAAAGAACAAACAACATTACAGAATACATAGAACTACATAAAAACAAAACGACATGAAACTATTAAAACAATGCTCCCTAGATGGAGTAACTCGCAGAAAAGACAAGAGCTTAAAAATTTCATTTATTACAAGCCTAGAACAATCCAGTAACGAATTAATGGAAGTAGATAAGCTATTAGACTCAAACGGAATACTATACTACAAAGACAGCGAAGGACTAAGCACAGACGAAATAAACCAAATAGATAAGGTAGTACTAGACAAACCAAACGGAAAGACTCAGAGCGAAAGGCTAAGAAATGTATTATATTTATACTGCAAACAGAAGATAGGCAAAGAGCCAACAAAAGAACAGTTTGCTGAGTTCTACCAAAAGTACACCGAGAAGTATATACAGTATATTAAAGACCAGTTAAACTAACGGTTTGAATAAGCGTATTATTGAACTGAAAATTAATAGATATGATAAAATATAAAGTTAGAGAATTAGCTGGCGGAAGCACACAAACAACATTACGCTTATTTGGTGTTATATGCTGGGCGTGTTTAAGAGCAAAAAAAAGCGGATGGTTTAGATTGTTTGGTGTTGGCATGACTTGGACACATAACAGTATTACACCGATGTTTAGTGAGCGAATTGGGAAGCGTAAAAAAATTACAATAGGAAATTATAGGTATGGTTATTTGAAGCCTTGCATATAACACAAAACTATATTTTCGTTTTAATGAAATATAGTAACTGTTAGACCACGTTTTAATGTGGTAGAAAATAAATTTAAAATAGAATATGCCTAGATGTAAAGTTTGCAAAGATAAATTTGAGCCGAAGTACTTTCTGCAAAAAACTTGTTTTGAGCCTAGCTGTATTTTAGAATATAAAAACAAAGTAAAAGCTAAAGAGTGGAAAGCAGAAAAGAAAGTTTTAAAAGAAAAGCTAAAAACTTATAGCGACCATGTTAAAGAGTTACAAGTAATAGTAAACAAATATGTAAGGCTAAGAGATAAAGACAAGGGATGTATAAGCTGTGGAACTCTGCTGACTGGAAAGTATGACGCAGGGCATTATTACAGCGCAGGAGGAAACCCTGAGTTAAGATTTAACACAGACAATATACATGGACAATGTGTTTATTGTAATCAACACAGGCATGGAGCATTATTAGACTATACCGAAAGACTACCAAATAGAATAGGGCTGTGCAGATTTGAAGAACTAAAAAAGTTAAGAGGTAAACCAATGAAGTATTCAATACCTGAGCTTATCGAAATGAAAGTAATTTATAAGGATAAAATAAAAAAGCTATAAAAAAACTTTTTTATATTAAATATGTTTTATACTATTGTTTAAAATTAACTAATTAAACTATGAATATTTTAAAAGAAGCAGATAAAATAATAAACGAAAGAGCAGAAGAAAAAGAAAGAGCTTATGGACCATTTGAAGATTCAATGACAAAAGCCGCTTCTATTGCATCGGAATTATGTAATAAGCACATAACTACAGAGGACTTCTATAAGTGTATGATAGCTCTTAAGATGAGTCGTATGGCATATAATTTGAAAGAAGATACATTGCTAGATTGTGTAGCTTATGTTGGCGCACTAAATAACTACAAAAATGATTAACAACAGATTTGAACGAGACTACAAGCACCTTTTAATGGAGTGCTTACTAAATGGAGAGCTAATAAATAATAGAACAGGCATAAAAACATACAAGCTTTTTAATAAGGCATTTAATATAGACTTACAGAAAGGTTTCCCGATTGTAACAGCAAAGAAAATAAACTTTAATTTTGGGCTACATGAGTTTTTATGGATATTCAATGGTAGAACAGACTTAGCTTATTTGAATGAGCATGGCATAAAATGGTGGAATGGTTTTGCTAAGAATGGAAAATTAGGTAAAGTATACGGCTATCAGTTAAGAAAGTTTGGAGGCAGTTTTGACCAAGTAGAGTATGTTATTAATGAAATAAAAAACAACTCCAGGAGAGCTATTATAAGTTTATGGAACCCAAACGATTTAAAAGAGCAAGCATTGCCATGTTGTTATACTCATTTTAACTTTGTTAGAGCTGGAAATAACTTAAATATGTCAATGGACTTTAGAAGCTCAGATATGTTTTTAGGGTTGCCTTATGATATAATTGTAGGGGCTTTACTATTAACTACTATAGCAAAAGAGTGTGAACTTACGCCGAGCAAGCTAGGTATAAATTTAAAAGATGCACATATTTATGAAAATCATAAAGAGCAAGTAATAGAATACAATAGAACAGAAACACATGTACTACCCACTTTAACAGGTGATATTGAAAAATACGAGTTAAATAATTATACTCACGGCAAATATATTAAAGCAAAACTAAATAAATAAACAAAAATTATGAAAAATCAATTTGAATTAATTAGAGAATGGGCAGAGTTAAAAGGAATCTACGAAAAAGGAGACGTAAAAACTCAATATGTAAAACTGCAAGAGGAAGCTGGCGAATTAGCTAAAGCTATAATGAAAGACGACTATGAAGAGTTTGTAGACGCTATAGGGGATTGTGTTGTTGTTTTAACAAGTATAGCCGAGTTAGGAAATAAGCATTTTAATATTCAGCCTTTCGACAAACAATTAACTATTGAGGAGTGTATTGATACAGCTTATAATGTTATAAATAAAAGAACAGGTAAAATGATTAATGGAACTTTTGTAAAAGATAATTGATATGAGGAAATATATAGCAAAAATAAATATACCAGAGGAGTTATTAAAAGAAAGTACTGGATATATAGGAGAAAAAGTTTTCGAGCAATGGTTTATTAATAACTTTCAAGGTGAGCAATTGTTTAAACAAAATAAAGACAGAGACTTTCAAGGCATAGACTTTGTAGATGATAAAGGCTATAAATACCAAGTAAAAGCTACAAGAGAAAAAACTTATACGTTTAATTGTTATTTAGAAGACATCCAAGAGCATTTAAGTAGCGATGTATATGTATTTGTACAAATTAAAAATAAAGTTGCTTATATTGAAACTTTTCGCAATAAAAAGTATATAACAAACCAAATAAAAGCAAGTTTTAAATATAAGAATAGTTTTATTTGGGCTATTGATTTGCAACAAAATGTATTAGATATATGAAGCAATTAAATATGTTAGACTATATAGATAAAGTAAACCCACCAAAAAAACGAAAAGCAAGTAAATATATTCTTAAAAATATTGTGTTAAAAAAAATATTATATTTACAGACGTGAACGAAACATTCTTAAAAGAAAAAAGGCAAGTAATAGAAACAGCTTGTAAGAATATTTGCAAACATTCTGACATTTGGCAAGACTTAGCTCAGGAGGTTAACATATACTTTTTGACTAACGAGCTACCTAGTAACTTGAATAAGATAGATGGCTTTATTTTCGTGGTGGCTTATAAGATGTTCCATTTATCAGGTTCTGAGTTTAACCGTTTGCACTTTGATAATGTTTTAAAACAGTCTACAGAGTTAGATTACTTAAAGTTAAAAGATATTCCGTATATTAGTAACAACGTTTATAAGGAGTACCTAGAGCAAGTTAAACAACTGGACGAAATGGAGCGAATATGGGTAGAGGAGATAGTTAAAAGAAATTTATCTATAAAACTATTTAGCGACCACACAGGAATACACAGAGCAACAGCAAAGGAAAGAATGGAAAGCATATATAATAAATTAAGAAAGCAAAACAAATGACTATAATAATAATATCAATACTGGTAATACTTGGATGGACTAACCTTTTTAAACAAACCTTTACAACTAAGGAAGGTTTTAGATACGTTTACAAACCAATTAGTAAGATACTTTACACTTTAGACTTTAAGCCTCTTAACTGTTCTTATTGTCTTAGTTTTTGGGTAGGTCTAGCTTTTAGTATTATATTTATGAACTTGAGTTATATGATAATATTTTTATACTTTGCAAAACAAGATTAATGAACTACAGAGAGTTAAAATGGGGAGCTTTAAAAAGCTATGGAACAAAGCTAGGGATAAACACCAAAGGAATGACTAAACAAGTCCTCTTAGAGTGGTTAGATGCTATGCCTGATGTAGCACATGGAATAGAGGAGCTAACACCTTTCACAGGCATTAAACAAAACCACCCTTTGTTTAACGAGGTAGAACCTTACTTGCCATATTTGAAAGCATATAAAAAGTTGAATGCTATTAGTAGAGAACCTAAAGTTAACGAAGCAATAGCTACTTTGTTTCTTAAATATATTGAGCAGGACAAAAATATAAGGTTGAATCTAGGGTGTGGAATATGTAAACAAAGGTATTACCAAAGAATGATAGCAGGCTATAACAGATTGGTGGAGGAGTATGGAGGAGAACGTATATAGCTACTGCTTAGAAGTTCACGAGGATGGTCAACTCTATATGGTTACTGAGTACATGAACGGTTATATTACGATATGGGCAGCGAACGCTACTATTGAAACAGAGGGAGAAGTATATTTTATTAACCTATATGAAGATTAAAAAAGGTTTAGATGTGTTTACAAAATTTTATAAAAGTAAACAGATTTGTTTACTAAATAGCTACTCCAGTAACAAAAGCAAACCAGTAGTTACAGAAATAGCTACTATAGTATTAAACCAAAACAAAGATGAGTAAGATAAAAGCATTAATAAAAAGTTGGGAAGATATAAAAGATAATGTCTACGGTAAAAAGGGAACTGAAAGACGCGATAAATTAGAAAGAGAAGTTAATTCAAAGATGGATATAAACATACATAAAATATCATGTCAAC